TGCTAATGGTGCAGTTTCCCTGCGTTACGACAACGCTGCCAAACTCGCCACCACCAGCACAGGCGTAGACATCACGGGTACTTTGACCAGCGATGATGCTGGGTTTTATCAATCTTCAGGAACAAGCCAGCTTAGAGTTGGTGCTTCTAGTTCATATAACTGGAATATAAGTAGAGATAATGTTTCAACTGGTGGGCTGCAAATACAAAGTAAAGATGCAGCAGCAGATGTTACTCGTGCTTTTTTTGCGCTCAACGGCGACATCAGCTTCTACGAGGACACAGGCACCACGGCAAAGTTCTTCTGGGATGCGAGTGCTGAGAGTTTGGGCATTGGGACAGATTCGCCTTGGGAAGACCTGTCTCTGCCTTTTGACGCAGGTTTATCTTTCGGGAGTGCGACATATCCATTCACAATCTCACGGTCTGCGGCAGGTCAACTTGTAACAACATTTTCAGACAGCTACGACAGTTCCTCTGCCCGTGTAGACTTTGTAATGAGGGAAGGTGCTGCTGGTCAAAACACGGCACTATCAATTACAGGCAATGGTAATGTTGGCATTGGGACAGATTCGCCTAACAGATTGCTCCATATTCACGCTGTTTCTGGCACAAACGGAAGAATACATTTTTCTAACGCAACTACTGGAACTACTACTGCTGATGGATTTTTTATTGGGCAAGATGGTGGCGATGGGAATGTTTCTCTGTGGAACTTTGAAAATAACTATCTAAGGTTTGCTACCAACAACACAGAAGCCATGCGCATCGACAGCAGCGGTAACTTGCTGGTGGGGACTACATCTAGTTCATCAAATACAGCAGGCATTAAGCTAACATCCGCAGGGACTGCAACTTTTGTAAGAAGCGGCGTTCAGCCCGTTTATGTAAACCGCCTTACAAGCGACGGAGATTTAGCAGTATTCGCCAAAGACGGCTCCACGGTGGGGAGTATTGGGAACGACAGTATTAATTTGTATATTGTTTTTTCTACTGCGGCAAATAATGATGTAGGTATTTCTTCTGGAGACTTAGGCACAAATGAGCCTACTATATTTCCTACAGATGGAGGAGGTTCAGTATCCAATGGTAATGTTTCACTAGGTTATAACAATGGACGTTGGAAAGACCTCTACCTCTCTGGCGGTGTCTACCTTGGCGGCACTGTGGCGGCTAATAAGCTGGATGACTATGAGGAGGGGACTTGGACGCCTACTTACACTACGGATGGCACAGACTTTTCTAGCGTAACTTACAATACAGGAGTTACTGGCGGTAAGTATGTAAAAGTTGGCGGGATGGTGTATGCCAGCGGCACTCTTTATACGAGTTCTATTACTGTAGGTTCTGCATCTGGCACAGTTAGGGTTGGTGGTCTTCCATTTACTATTGATGCAAACACAGGTGGAAATCAAAGCGGTTATACTGCGGTTGCACTAGGCGAGGCGGCAAACTTTGCGGGGGATGTTCCTGCTATGGGTAGAGGTGTTCCAACAACGACTGAATTTGATTTGTTTTATAAAACTGCGGCAAACGGGCAGACAACAGGATTACAAGTTGCTGATCTAAACACAGGTTCTAATAAAAACTTACTAAGGTTTACAATAGTTTATGTATCTACCTAACCACCCCTGTTGGATCACAGGGTAGTCAGTCCAAGCATAGGAGATAAAAATGCTAACAGAAGAAACAGTACAAGACAAAATAGAGATACAAGGCTACGAAGGTCTGTATTCGGTAACATCTGATGGTAGGGTTTGGAGCCACCCTAAAGGCACAAATACAAAGAATGGAAGATGGTTGTCTTTGGATAACTCAGGTCGCTACCCTGTTGTTGGTTTAACAAAAGATGGAAGTACAAAGCGTCACTCAGTTCACCGTCTAGTTGCTAAGGCTTATGTGCCAAACCCTGACAGCTTACCGCAAGTCAACCACATTAACGGCAATCGCACAGATAACCGTGCTGATAACCTTGAGTGGGCAACAGCAAGTGATAATCGTATTCACGCATGGAATACAGGCTTGCAAGTGGCAACAGAAGGTCACAAAGCATCTGCTCGTAAAGCTGGCTATGGTCGTCGTTTGTTTAGCATGGAACAGGCATCAGATATTCGTGCAGCATACGCATCTGGCAATATGAACCAGTATGAACTTGCAGCGCAGTACAATACATCTCAGGCTGTCATCAATGGCATTGTCTTGAATAAAACTTACATAGAGGAGGCCGCATAATGGCTTTGACCGAAGAAACCGTACAGGATAAAATAGAAATTGTTGGTGTTCACAAGCACGTTCAGGTGCGTACAGCCACGGTCATCAAGCGTGACGGCACAGAGATCAGCCGATCATTCTCACGCCATGTAGTAGCGCCAAATGCAGACATCACAGGTGAAAGCACAGAGGTGCAAGCCATTTGTAACGCAGTACATACGCAAGCGGTTAAGGATGCTTATGCCGCACATCTAGCAGCACAGGAGGTATAAGCTATGATTACTTACACTTGGACTATTCCAACACTAGAGCGTCACACTGCTGATGGTGGCGTTTACATTGCTCACTGGCGCTGTACAGGCGTTGATGACAATGGCAACACAGCAAGCTCATATGGCACTTGTGGCTTAACCTACGATGCCTCTGCGCCTGACTTCACACCGTATAATGATATTACTGAGGCTCAAGCTCAAGGCTGGGTCTGGGGTCATGTATCACAAGCTGATACTGAAGCTGCTATTGCTTCTAAAATTGATGCGATAGCTAATCCAACTACTGAGGCGGGAGTGCCTTGGTAGCATAACCTAGAAAGGAGATTAACGTGACTGAAGAAAAAAAGGTCATTACGATTGACGAAGTAGAATACACTGAAGACCAGCTCAGCGACACTGCAAAGATGTGCATAAATCACATCAACTCGCTAGACCAGAAGATCGGCTCTGCGCAGTTCAACTTGGTGCAGCTTCAGATGGGCAGGCAGGGCTTCATGGCCGAGCTGAAAGCCGCCCTTGAGCCTGACGCGGAATAGCCGCGCAGCACAGCTAAAACGCTAGGGGCAGCAAAACGCTGCCCTTTTGCGCATCAAATGGTCATGTGCTACACTGCGGCAAGCGCGCAACACCAACGAGGCAACGATGGCCCTGATTAGATTAGACGTACCCGCTGGGGTTTACCGCAACGGCACCGATTTGCAGAGCATGGGCCGCTGGCGCGATGCAAACTTAATACGCTGGATCGACGGCACAATGCAGCCGGTTGGCGGGTGGCGTAAAAGGTCTGACACAGCAACCAACGCCAAGATGCGTGGCATGATAAACTGGGCCGACAATTCAAACGATAGATGGTATGCCGCTGGCACGTATAACAAACTTTACGTTTACGGCGGCGCGACTGGCATCCAGTATGACATCACGCCGACAGGCTTGGCCACTGGCCGAGAAGACGCTGAAGCGTTCACGGGCTACGGTGGTAACACCTACGGCAATTATGCATACAACACGCCCCGACCAGACACGTCGCGCATTGCGCCGGCAACCGCGTGGAACCTTCAGCTGTGGGGCCACTACCTGCTTGCCAATAACCGCGACGACGGCAAGGTGTACGAGTGGCAATTAGACAATACCGCCATTGCTGCGCAAGTCGCCAACGCCCCCGTCAACAATCGCAGCATCGTCGTAACGGAAGAACGTTTCCTGATGTGCCTTGGCGCGGGTGGAAATGTGCGAAAGCTGCAATGGTCTGACCGAGAAGACAACACAACTTGGACGCCTGCCGCAACAAACGAGGCTGGCGACATTGAGCTGTCTACTGATGGCGAAATCATGGCGGGCGTTTCCGTGCGCGGCCAAACGCTTATTCTGACGTCGCGCGATGCACATGTCGCAAACTATGTTGGCCCTCCATATGTGTACGGCGTTGAACGTGTCGGCGCCGCTTGCGGGTTGGCGGCAAACTTGGCGTTTGCCAATGTAGACGAGGGATGCTTTTGGATGGGCGTCCACTCTTTTTACAAATATAGCGGCGGGCGCGTGCAGGAAATGACATGCGATGTGTCAGATTATGTATTTAACGACATAAACCGCGCCCAAATTAGTAAGTCTTTTGCCATGACAAACGGCAAATATGGAGAGGTTTGGTGGTTTTACCCATCCAGCGACTCTACAGAAAACAACCGCTACGTGGCATACAATTACGTCGAAAATACGTGGTCTATTGGCTCTTTAGCGCGCACAGCCGGATCTGACGCCGGAACGTTCATTTATCCGCTGATGGCTGACCCATCAGACAACAAAATATATGAGCATGAAGTTGGCTTTGAATATAGCGGGTTGACGCCATTTGCGGAGACTGGCCCAATTATGATCGGTACGGGTGACAACGTTGTCAGCATAACCGAGATGATCCCAGACGAAAAAACGCAAGGCGACGTCAGCGCAACGTTTAAGACGCGGTTCTATCCCAACGGCACCGAGCGATCATATGGGCCGTTTAGCATGTCCAACCCCACCAGCATGCGCTTCACTGGCCGCCAGCTCAGGATGCGCGTTGATGGCGCAAGGCTTGCGGATTGGCGTGTTGGCATAAACCGGCTTGACGCTGTTGCCGGAGGCCGCAGATGACGCAGCAGTATCGCGCACCAGAGCCGAGGGGCGATGACTGGCAGGAGTGGGGCAGGCGTTTAATGCTCTATCTCGGCCAGACGCGATCACCGCTTGTGCAGCAGACGGGCGGCGAGAGCGCGGCAGAAGATGGCGTTCTGATGTGGGATCGCACAAACGAATACCCCGTTGTCAGCAAAAACGGCGAGTGGCGGCAAGTTGTGCTGGAAGACGGCCACGCTGACTTTGTATTGACGTCTGACGTTGTGCCTGTCGCAGCCAACACGGCGTACAAGCTCACATATGACGCGCCCACCGGCAATGACGGCATCACGCAAGGCACACCAGCGTCGCGCATTGTTTTCGATGAAGCTGGTCAATATGTCGTATCGTTTTCCGCGCAAATATCATCGACGTCAGCCAGCACGGTTCACTTCTACTTCTGGCCCAGTGTCAACGGCACCAACGTGGCAGACAGCGCAATGACCACTGCGCTTCACCAGAACAACGCCACGCTGGTCACGTCGCGCACGCAGATATTCACGCTTGCGGCTGGTGATTACTTGGAAGTGAATTACATGATCGACAATACGGCGGGCTTTTTAAATTACACCGCAGCGTCTTCGCCGGTGCCAGCAATACCCGCGTCAACTTTAGCAATTACGAGGCTTCATGGATAAAGAGCTTGAAAGATGCCGTCCGTGGATCGAGGCCGCTTTGGAGTATTCCGGCGGCACGCATGACTTCATCGACGTTGCTGAAGGTATATACAAGGGAACGATGCAGCTCTGGCCCACGCCGAGGGGGTGCATAGTCACCGAAATAGTGGTATATCCGAGAAAGAAAGTTTTAAACGTGTTTCTTGGCGGCGGCGAGTTGGATCAGATTTTAGAAATGCATGAAGATGTGATAGCATGGGCAAAGGCGCAAGGATGCTCTGCGTTGACCATGACGGGCCGGTTTGGCTGGAAGAAACCACTGAAGGCGCATGGCTGGGTGCCACTGCACGCCTCATATGTGAAGGAGTTTGAATAATGGCAGGCGGCAAGGGCGGGTCAACATCAACAAGCATTACGATCCCAGAGTATATCGAGGAAGCGGCAAAGCAAAACCTCGCTAAAGCTGAAGGCATTAGCCAGATTGGATATGTGCCGTATTACGGGCCGAGTGTTGCCGCGTTTACGCCGTTTCAGCAGGCGGGTTTCCAGCAGACCGCTGACACAGCTTCAGCGTTTGGATTAGGCCCGCAGACGCCAATGTCTCAGCAGGACATCATGGGTGGAATGCCTGCTCCGACAGAATACGCGGGCGGTGTTATGGGTTACAGCGCCCAGCCGCTTTACCAGCAGGCAGTTGACCAGCTTGCAGCAGAGCGTCCGGCGCAGGCTCAATATATCGAGAGCTTCTTCATTGATCCTGTGACGGGGCAAGTTGGCACAAATGTTCCAACGGCTTTGGACTATAGCACGCTTGGCACAATAGGCGACCAGATTACAGCCCAGCAGGCAAATGAGTTGGCGATTGCGCAGGCGCAGGCAGGCGCAGGGCCGTCTAGCGTATTCAATATTACGCCGACTACTACGGTCGGAGGAACGACTACTACAATCGAAGGCGCGACCAACCAATACGACTTCACACCATCAACGGAAGTCATCGTCGGAGATACAAATGTCGGAGGCACAACTGTCGGGGGTACTGTGGTCGGCGGCCAAGAGGTTCAATATTACAATCCTGACATCAACTACGAAGGCGCCTATACGGCAGAAAGTGGTCAGCAGGTTGGCGTTCTTGACCCCAATGAAGAAGCGCTTGCCGCGATGCAAACAGAGGCGGGCGTTGACCCATCATTCTACACATCCGGCGGCGGCATAGCGTCTGCTTCAGACTTCCCGCTTGGGTCTTCGCTGAGCGGCACTGATTATACGGGTTATTCGGGGTATGGAATTGGCGAAGGGTCAACGCAATCCGGCACTCCAGTGGAGAATAACGTGGCGACAAACGCGTTTGGCTCTACTATGATTATTGGCGGCGAGTTTGGCCCAACGGCAGCCGAAGCCGAAGCCGCTGGTTTTTATCTTGCTGGGGCTGCCCCACAGGACGTATCTGCCGCAACATCTGCCGCTATATCTGAGGCGGCTGCTTCCGTCGGAGGCAGCCCAGAGAACGCGTTTGTCGGGTTTACTGACTTCCTCGGCAATATGATTACAGATGTTACAGGCTTCATAGAAAGCGGTGGTGTTATAGGAGCCGTTGTAGATGCACTTGGCAACCTCATCCCTGTTGGCGGGAATGCCGGAGCCGCTGGAGGCGGGTCTACCGTAGGCAGCGAGTCTAGCGTAAATGAGGTCATGGAGAACATTGTAGGGTCAGCATCTGGATATGATGACCCGTTCTTTGCTGGCGGCGCTGCGACTTGGACAGACCCAGACGCAGGCGGTGGTGGCGGCGGCGGTGGCGGCGGCGGTGGCGGTGGCGGCGGCTCCAACATAATTGGCACAACGCCGTCTGGCTCAAACATATACAGCGGAACCGCTGTCGGCGTGGATCCAGTAACGGGTCAAACGCAATACTCATTTGGTTAAAGGAGCAGCATAATGGCTGGACAAGGCGCAAAAGGTGGCGGTCAGGTAGCGATGCCCACAGCGGGAACTGGGGCGCAGCCAGCTCTCCAGCTTGGTGTGATGCAGCGAACCGGAGAGTCGGATCAAGATTACAATTTACGCAGTGGCTTAACAACAATGCCATCGACAATGACATCGCCCCACCCGACTGTCACCATGGGCGGCTCCATGCCGGCTGCTGGCAATCAAGCGGTGATGAGAGCTATGCAGCAGCCCGCAGCGCAGCCCGCGCCGCCTGCATTAGCCCCGACTGCTGGGTTTAACGTAAATCAGGCGTCGGCAGGCGCATTGCAACAGGCGATGCAGACCGCGCAGAGCGGGCTTGGCTTTACGCCGCGTCAGATTGAGGCGGTCGGATACACGCCAGCGCAGCAGACTGTTGCTGGCCAGCAAACGCGTTTTGACTACACGCCATCGCAGGCAACAGCGCAGCAGCTCGCAACGACTGACATCAGCCAGTATCAGTCGCCGTATCAGCAGCAAGTCATCGACATGACTATGCGCGACATTGCATCTGCGCAGGAAAAGGCGCTCAACTTGCAGGGCGCGCAAGCTCAGCGCGCGGGAGCGTTTGGCGGGTCACGCCAAGGCGTTGCCGAAGCGGAAACGCGCGCGCAATACGGGCAGCAGGCGGCAGACGCGGCGGCGCGTTTACGTCAGCAAGGGTTCCAGCAGGCGATGGGCGCGGCTCAGTTTGACATTGGCCAACGTGCGGCAACGGAAGCGGCAAACGTCGCGGCGCGTCAAGCTGCCGAGCGCTTTGGCGTTGGATCAGCGCAGGCAGCCGAAGCGGCAAACGTTCTTCGCGGCCAACAAGTTCAAGCGGCCAATGTGGCGGCGCAAAACGCTGCGGCGCAATATGCTGCTCAGCAGGCGGCATCTGCGCAATCGCAAAACTTGGCGGCGCAGCAGGCTGCGATGGGTACGCGTTTGGGTGCGGCGGGGCAGCTCGCGGGGCTTGGCCAACAGGCGTTTCAAACCGGCCAAACGATCCAGCAGCAGCAGATGCAGCAGGGTCTCATGCAGCAGGGATTGCAGCAGGCGCTTATCGACGCGGCGCAGGCGCAATATGCTGGCTACACCGGCGCGCCGGAAGCGGCGCTCGCAGCGCCATTGGCGGCGCTCGGTCAGACGCCAGACCAGTCAACGACGACTGAATCATTCACTCCGGGTCTGTTTAATTACTTCCAGACGATAATGGGGATGCCGAGGTAACACATGGACTACCGCCAAGCAGCCAGAGACGCGGCACGCAAATACGGGATAGACCCCGAAATGTTCCTGCGCCTCATACAGCAGGAGAGCAGCTTCAGGCCGGACGTCGTAAGCCCGAAGGGCGCGATCGGCCTCGGCCAGCTCATGCCTGCGACGGCCAAGGAGCTTGGTGTAGACCCGACAGACCCGATGCAAAACTTGGAAGGCGCTGCAAAGTATCTAAGCCAGCAGCTTAAACGCTTTGGCAGCCCAGATCTTGCGCTGGCCGCGTATAACGCTGGGCCAACGCGTGTGGCTAGACTTGGCAGGGTGCCAAATATTGCGGAAACGCAAAACTATGTGAAGACGATTTTAGGAGAAGGGCAAACCACGATGGCAACTCCATTCGATAGGGCGCGCGAAGAAGAGCTGCGCCAGCAGATGCTGGCCACCGGCATGGCACCACGAACAGCGCCACGCGCGCCACTGTCAGCGCTTCGGCAGGATCGCCCGCAGGCAGCGGCAGCGCCGCAGCAGCGCAGAGGCGGCTTAGGCGGTATTATGGATTACCTTGGCAAACGAAACCCGACAACCGGCCTAAGCAGAGCGGAGCAGTTTGCTGCGGCGCTCGATCCGCTCATCATGCCGGAGATGCGTGCTGGCGAAGCGATCAGAGCGCGCGGCGCGCAGCGGCAGGCGACTGCAACGAAGAACAAGACGGTCGAGTATCTACGCAGGATGGGTTACGATGATTATGCTGACGCCGTGGAGAGCGGCTCGATTGGCGCAAAGGATATTATGAATGCGTTGGTCAGCAAGTCGCTGGAGACGCCGAAGGATACAAGCACAGCGGGCATGAGGGAATATGCGCAGGCCGTTAAAGACGGCTTCAAGGGTACATTCCTCGACTACAAGACGGCCATCAGCAAAGCTGGCGCGACAAATATTTCAATGGGCAAAGGGCCAGATGAATTTGCTAAACTGGACGCAAAAACGTTGTCTGAAGTGGCCCAAACTGGCGCATCTGCTAAGAGAAACATTGCTCGCATAGATCGTCTTGAAAGTCTTTTGGCAAAAGTTCCAACAGGCATGACGGCAAATCTGAAGCAGTTGGCGGGCAACTTTGGTGTTGCGACAGAGGGTCTTTCTGACATCCAAGCGGCTCAAGGTTTAATCAATTCTTTAGTGCCAGAGCAGCGTCCGGCTGGCTCTGGGCCAATGTCTGACGCTGACTTGGAGCTGTTTAAGCAGTCTCTCCCAAGAATTGTAAACCAGCCAAACGGCAACCAAATTATCATCAACACCATGCGGGGCATTGCTCAATACGACGCAATGGGCGCTGACATTGTTCAGCGATATAGAAGCGGGGAAATAACAAGCGCAGAAGCGTTTGCCCAGTTAAACAGCCGTCCAGATCCGTTTGAAAATTTGCAAATGCCTTCCGCTGACGTTGGCAACATTGAGATGACTGAAGAAGAAGCGCGCCGTATATTAGAGGAAAATACTTAAAATGGCTGAAATGACATACGCCGAAGCCTCCAATATCCAAGCGGCAATCGCCGCTTTAGAAAAACTTGAGGCCGCCGGAACGATAAGCGCTGACGGCCAGAAGGCGCTGGACGCTGCACGGAAAAAACGCAAATCGGCAAGGCAGGCTGAAATTGAAACGATCGCCACATATCGCGGCGCGCAGAAAGGCGTCAGCTTGGGGTTGGCCGACGAGATTGCTGGCGCATACCAAGCGGCAAACGAATTAATTCGCAAGCGTGACATCGAGGGCGCAAAAAAAGCATACGCAAAATATCGTGACCTTGTTCGCCAGCGCGACGAGGCGGCGCAGCTTCTGGCCCCAGAGCAGTTTGCCAAAGGCGAAGTCGCAGGCGGCTTTGCGGGTGCAGCAGTGCCCGTCGGAACGTCTATGCAGTTGGCTAGAGGATTGGGAACGGCAGGGAAGGTTGCAGCTGGCGCAGGCACAGGTGCGGCGACAGCAACGCTGCCAGAGTTTGCTGGCGGCGAAGGAGGCTTCGGGCCACGCATGGCAGAGGTTTCGCCGATTACTGCGGCAGCAGGAGCAACGATTGGCGCTGCTGCGCCCGTAGCGGGTCGCGTAGCTGGCGCTACAACCAGAGGCATTCAAAACATAGTGCGCGGCGGCGAAGAGGGGTTTAGCGGAGCTGCGCTGCGCAGAGTTGGCCGAGCAATGCAGAGGCCGCAGGTTGCTGGCCAAGATATTCAAGCGTATTTACGTTCACTTGGCCCAGAGGGAACAATCGCAGACATCGCAGGTTCGCCGCGCAGCATGGCGCAAGGATTGGCCACCATGCAGGGCGAGGGAGCAGACGTCTTGCGCAGGCAGCTTGAGCAGCGCGCAGGCGGCGCAGGAGAGCGTGTAGAACGGGTTATGTCTGAGCGTATCGGCCCCGCGATTGCGGCGTCTGAAGAGCGTGCAGCGCAGGCTATGCGCAAGTCTTCTGAGCTTGGGCCAATGTATGATGCTGCCATGCAGAGCGGCGCAGAGTTCGACATCAGCGCGTTGCGTTCTGGCTTGGTTATGATGGCAGACGATGCAGCGGCTAACGTCAGAAGCGGCTTAAACGCCGTTTTGCGTGATCTGGGCAAGGAGGGGCCGGTTTCGGCGTCTAAACTGCACAACGCCCGCAGCGCCTTGGGTGACGCGATTACGTCTGCCAGAATAGCTGGGCAAAATAATAAAGTCAGGCAGTTGATGCCCATATTGGATGAGATGGACAGGCGTCTTGATGAAATCCCAAACTACGCCACAGCGCGCGCCGGATATGCCGAAAGCTCACAGATTGAGCGTGCGGTGGACAATGGGCGGTCTGTGTTTGCTGGCGGCCCGACATCTGCGTTGTCGCCAGAAGACTTAAAGGCAATGCTTGATAAAATGAAACCGCTTGAGCGTGACGCATATGTGAAGGGCGCGAGAGAATACATTGCCGCCCTTATGGGTACATCAAGAAGCGATGCGGCATCCGCGTGGCAGCAATTTGACAAGTCTTGGAACCGCGAGAAATTGCAACTTCTGCTTGGCAAGCCTGACGCGGATGCGGTCACGCAGAGGCTGTTTGCCGAAAAAGAGTTTTCCGGCACGCGCGGCGATGTTTTGGCCGGATCGCAAACTGCATTCCGCGAAGAAGCCGCAGAAAGTTTGGCCGACATCAGGGAGCCAGACAGCATGCGCAAACCTTCACCCATCGCGCGCGCCTATCAGGGAATGTTTGCTGATCCTGTGAACCGCATGATCGACGAGGTGCTTTATGGGGCCAAGCGGTCAAACCTAAATCGCGAGATTGGCGAATTGCTGTCGATGCAGGGCGCAGATCGTGACAGACTGGTGCCTGTTCTGCTACAAGAGGCTAAGCGGCTTCAAGACCCAACACGCGCGCAGCAGATAACAGACGCGCTTGTGACTTTCGGCCTGACAACTTACGGCGCAACACGCGGAGAATAACATGCAACCACAGCCAAAAGATCGCCGTGAAATCGAAAGCATCGTGCAGAACGCGATCAGCGAGGCCGTTGACTTCGTAGAAAGCGAGATCAGCGAAGACCGTATTAAGGCGCAACGCTACTACGATGGCGAGGTTGATATTGGCCACGAAGACGGGCGCAGCAAGGTTGTGTCAACGAAGGTGCGCGACACGATCCGCTCTGTGAAGCCAAGCCTGATGCGGATTTTTATGTCCACTGCGAGGCCGGTAGAGTTTATCCCGAAGGGGCCAGAAGACGTTGCATTGGCCGAGCAGGCCACCAGTTACATCCAGCACGAGTTCACGCGCCTAAACGGCTACCGCGTGTTAAACGACGCATTCCAAGACGCGATGGTGAAGAAGCAGGGCATCGTGAAGGCATATTGGCATGACTACCCCGTTGCCGAGATATACACCTACACCGATTTGTCTGATGATGAATACACGTTTCTGATCCAAGAGGATAACGTGGACGTGATCGAGCATACGATGGAAATGTCGATCGAGGTGGACGAGATGGGCATGGACATCGAGCTTCCTGTCCATTCGGTCAAAATTAGCCGCACTGAGATGAAGGGCGAGCTGCGCATAGAAAGCATCCCGCCAGAAGAATTTTTCGTAAACCGCGACTGCCGGTCATTTGATGACGCATATGTAGTGGCGCACCGCACAGACATGCGCGTCGGCGATCTGGTCGAGATGGGCTTTGATTTTGACGTCGTGTCCAACCTGACGCCAATAGACGGCACAAACGATATGTCTGGCGCAGAGGTGCTTGAGCGCCAAGGATACGAGGAAGACCTGTCAGACGAAGACGAGCTAGACCCAGCCATGAAGCTTGTGGGAATTACAGAAGCCTACATGCGTATGGATGTGGACGGAACCGGCGTGCCGGTGCTGTACAAGTTTCTCTGCGGCGGCACATCATACGAGCTGCTAGACTTCATGCCGTGCGACGAGATCCCGTTTGCCAAGTTTGAGATAGACCCAGAGCCGCATAGTTGGTACGGACACAGCCTGTCTGAGCTGGTGGAAAACGATCAAGATGCAGCAACGTCTATTCTGCGTGGCATCTTAGATAACGTGGCGATGACCAACAATCCGCGCATTGGGATTGTGGATGGCGCAGTAAATATTGACGACGTGCTGAACAACGAGATCGGGTCACTTGTCAGAATGCGCCAAGCCGGATCTGTGCAGGATCTCAGCGTGCCGTTTGTTGCTGGTCAAACGCTGTCTGCGCTGGCATATATGGATCAGCTCACCGAGCAGAAGACGGGCGTCACAAGCGCCTCTGTGGGGCTTAATCCTGACGCACTGCAGTCTACCACCAAGGCAGCCGTTCAAGCGTCTGTGCAGGCCGCTGCGGGCCAGACAGAGGTGATGGTGCGCAACTTGGCCGACGGCCTGCGTGACCTGTTTGGCATCATGCTGCGCCTGATGAATAAGAATATGGACGAGCAGAAGATGATGCGGATGAACGGGCAGTTTGTGCCAGTCGATCCGCGTGTCTGGGATACGTCGATGGACATTAGCATCAACGTCGGGCTTGGTACTGGCCGCGAAGAAGAGAAGCAGATGGCGTTGCAGCAGGCGCTGCAGATGCAGCAGATGGTTTACCAGCAATATGGCCCGATGAACGGCTTGGTATCGCTGACCAACATCCGCAACACATTGGCTGACAGTCTGGCGCTGTCAGGCGTGCGCAATGCCGACCGCTACTTCGCGCCAATTACGCCGGAGATCGAAATGCAGATGCTACAGTTGCAGCAGCAACAGCAGGCGCAGATGGCGCAGCAGGGGCAGGCGCAAGATCCAAACGCCGCATTCCTGCAAGCCGAGCAGATCAAGGCGCAAAGCAAAGCGCAGACTGACATGATGAAGCTGCAGCTTGAGGCGCAAAAAGCAGCCGCAGATGACGACTTGAAGCGCGATCAGATGGCGCAGGATCTCATGGTTGATGCTGCCAAGATATATGGCCAATACGGCACTGCCGTAGATGTGGCGCGTGTAAAAGCGGAACAGGATAAAATGCGTATGATTGGCGGCATGGCTCAGGGTACACCACAGTGAGCGCCGACATCCGCATACAAGCCGACGACGCAAAGCGGCTAAAGAATGACACGGCGTTTCAGACGTTCGTGGACGATGTTCGTGAAGAGCAAATGCGCATCTTCGCCAACAGCGCAGCCTCCGATATAGAGATGCGCGAGGAGGCGCACGCGATACTGCGTGCGTTAAACAAGATCGGTGACGCACTCGACGCTGCGATTGCAGCAGAGGTCATTTTAGATCGCAAACAGAGGAACTAGCACCGTGGAAGCGACTAGCCTAGATAATGCCGTAGAGGCAATGTTGGCCCCAGCGCCAAGTGAAGAAAATCAAAGCGAAGCAGTGGAAACAGCTGAAGCGCCAACTCAAGACGTTGAGAGCGAAGCAGTTGAAGATATTGCCAAGGGCGATGATGACGTCGAGGCATCCGGCGATGACATAGAAGACGCAGAATATGTCGAAGATGACCAAATTGATGACGACGACCTAGTAGAGGCGGCTGAAGACACCAATCTCATCCCCGTTAAAATTAACGGCAAAGAAGAGCATTGGACACTGGATCAGTTAAAGCAATCTGCGGCGGGTCAGGGTTACATCAATCAAAAGATGCAGGAAAATGCTGCCTTGGAAAAGAAATACAAGCAGCAGTCTCAGGCATTGGCCCAACAGCAGCAACAAGTCTTGGCTTTGTATCAACAAGCCCAGCAAGGTGGTCTGCAAGCCCCAACCCCACCGTCCAAAGAGCTTTTCGACCAAGATCCGATTGGATATATGGAAGCGAAGCTGCAATATGACGAGGCAAAGGCCGCGCACGACCAGAAGTTAGTTCAGTTGCGGGGTATGCAGCAGCAGCAAGCGCAGCAACAGCAAGCGGCCAGACAAGCCTACCTTGCTGAGCAAGCGGAGGTGTTGAAACAGTATATTCCAGAAATCGCAGATCCCGAAAAAGGCGAAAAGCTCAAGGCGGGTATCATGGACACAGGCATCCACTACGGCTTCACGCCGGAGGAGATGGCTGGCGTGTCTGATGCGAGATATGTGCGGGCGTTAAACGACGCGCGCAAATATCGTCAACTGGTTGCCAATAGGAAGAAGTCACAGTCAAAAGCTGATGGCGCTCGACCCGTTGTCAAAGCTGGCGCAAAGAAACGCCCAGACGGACAGGCTGCTACCCGTAAAAAAGCGCAACAGCGCTTGCAGAAGACAGGCTCAATCGAAGACGCATTGAGCTTAATGTTAAAAAGCTAGTCTTGAAAGGACGAAAAAATGGCACAGCCGACCAATACATTCGACACGTATGATGCCGTAGGCATTCGTGAAGATTTGTCAGATGTGATCTACAATGTAGACCCATCTGAAACACCGTTTTACTCTAAGTCGAGCAAAACAAAAGCACGCAACACTTTGGTTGAGTGGCAAACACAAGCGTTGCGCGCGTCAGCCGTAAACGCTCACATTGAAGGTGACGCGACATCTGCCGATGCCGTTACGCCGACTGTACGCCTCGGAGCGAGAACACAGATCTTTAAGAACGCTGTGGTGATTTCCGATACCGATGAAGCAGTAGACAATGCTGGCCGCGCCAAGGAAATGGCGTACCAAACATTGCTTATCGCTAAAGAGCAGAAGCTCGACATCGAAAAGGCGTTGTTTGCCAACCAAGGTAACGTTGCAGGCTCTTCAACTGCTGCGCGTAAAACTGGTGGTGTACCATCATGGTTGATTACAAACGTAAACTTCCAGTCTGGTAACTCTGGTGCAAACCCAACCGGCGACGGCACAGACGCGCGTACAGACGACGGCACTCCAACTGCATTCTCGCAGGCCAAGTTTGACGACGTTATGCAGTCAATCTGGGAAGAAGGCGGTAAGCCAGATACTTGCTATCTGTCAGCCTTCCAGATGAACGTTGCTCTGGGCTTCACTGGTAACAACAACCAGCGCTCAGC